TTATTACCTATATTAATTACAACATGGTGGAGGTGCAGGATGAGCAGACACAGAAATGGGACAAACCGTGCGGCAGCAGCCCTGGGGCTTAATCCCTATGGGTGGGGAAACGGAAAGGCAAGAAAAAGGCCGAGGGAGGTGCGAACTCCGGTCGGCCAGTATGATAAAACATCACAACCTTATTATAAAGGAGAACCGGAGGAATGGCAAGCATGAGGATATCAAAAATCAAGATTAAGAACTTATTTGGGATAAAGGAGTACGAGGCCAATGGACAGAGCGTTGAACTGGATGGAAGGAATGGAGCTGGTAAGACTTCCGTGATTGACGCAATCCGGTACGGTCTCACGAACAAATCTGGCCGTGACTACATAGTAAGGGACGGAGAAACTGAGGGGGAAATCCTCATTGAGACTGACGATGGTATACGGATTAACCGTAAAGCCCGTACCGCACAGGCAGATTATAAGAGTGTGAAGAAAGACGGCTATGAGGTAGGAAGCCCGGAGACTTTTCTGCGGGACATCTTTACCCCCCTTCAGCTTTCTCCGGTTGAATTCATGGAGATGGATAGGAAACAGCAGAACGCCATCATTCTGGATATGATTGAGTACCCATGGGACATGAACAAGATACGGGAATGGTTTGGTGAGATACCTGACTGGGTTTCCTATGACCAGAACATTCTCCAGGTACTCAACGACATCCAGGCGGAAAATGGATGGTACTTCCAGCACCGGCAGGATATTAACCGGGACATAAGGAATAAGAGGGCTTTCATCGCGGATATTTCCGATACAATCCCGGCAGGATACGAGGCGGACCGCTGGGAACGCGAGAATGTTGGGGAGCTCTACCGGGAGATTGAAAAAATCCGTAAGGATAATGAGACCATAGACAAGGCAAAAAGGATGCTGGAGAACAGGAGCAACAAACTGAGGGCTTATGAAGCTGACCGGGAAATTGAGATATCTGCCATCGAGAAGGAGTTTGCACGGCGTGAGACTGGGCTCAAGGAACAGATTGCCTCACTGGAGGAACAGATACGCTCTTGCAAAAAAGAGCTGTCCGGTCTTGGGGAAAAGAAACAGGACAAGATTGATTTGGCTGAACAGACATATAAAGCCAATGTATCAAAATATGATGCAGAGCTGTCACAGTACGAAGAGTATGCCACTAAGGAGCCCGGAAGTACCACGGAGCTGATGGAAAAGGCAGAGTATGCTGAGCAGATGAAAGGCCACCTGAATGAATACCGCCGCATGGAATCCCTCCAGGGGGAGGTGTCGAAGCTGTCAGAAGAAGCAAAGTCCCTGACGGATAGGATTGAGAAGGCCAGGTCCCTTCCTGGGGAAATCCTGCAGGAGGCCAGGATACCGATTGATGGGCTTACGGTCAAGAATGGAATCCCGTTAATTCACGGGCTTCCCATCAGTAACCTGTCTGATGGAGAAAAACTGGACCTGTGCATTGATGTGGCAATACAGAAACCGAATGGTCTGCAAATCATACTGATTGACGGGGTGGAAAAGCTGTCAACCGACATGCGGAATGAACTTTACCGCAAGTGTAAGGACAAGGGGCTGCAGTTTATCGCAACACGCACAACTGATGATGCGGATTTGACTGTTGTGGAATTGTAGGAGGATGACAATGGAAGAAATAGTGGTGAATGACCAGAAGCATGAGGTGGCAACACCGTTTTCAAACTCACAGAGTTTCCAGAAATTATATGACATAGGGAAGATGTTCGCGTCTTCATCCCTTGTTCCGGCAGCATATCAAGGGAAGCCAATGGATTGTACAATTGCTGTTGACATGGCGAACAGGATGAATGTCAACCCCATGTTCGTGATGCAGAACCTGTATGTAGTGAAAGGGAAACCATTGTGGAGCGGACAGGCCTGCATGAGCATGATAAGGGCCTGCCATGAATTCAAAGACGCACGTCCTGTATACACGGGTGAACCATATACAGATACCTGGGGATGCTATATCCAGGCGGAGGACAGGAAGACAGGGGAAATCATCAACGGGACAGAGGTGACCATACAGATGGCGAAGGCTGAGGAATGGTACGGAAAGCCCGGGAGCAAATGGAAGACCATGCCTAAGCAGATGCTTGCCTATCGTGCGGCTGCCTTCTTTGCCAGGGTATATATTCCGAATGCCCTTATGGGGTGTCACGTTGAAGGGGAAGCAGATGACATGACGAAAGGGGATAAGCCTGCCATGGTTGACCCCTTCATACCACCAGAAGGAGAGGAGCGCTTTAAATGATATTGACAGCAGAGAACTATTACAGCCAGGAGGCCAACCAGGCTTACATGTCGGTCAGCCAATATAAGGAATTCTGTGGCAGCATGGGTAAAATCCCATGCGAGGCCCAGGCCCTTGCGAAATTACGTGGGGAATGGGAGATGGAGAAGACCGTGGCACTTATGGTCGGGGCGTATGTGGATGCCCACTTTGAGGGGACACTCAACCTCTTTAAGGCCCAGAATCCAGAAATCTTCACGAAACAGGGTGTGCTAAAGACGGAATACCGTCATGCGGAGGAAATCATCAACCGGATAGAACGGGATGAATATTTCATGAAGTACATGGGGGGCCAGAAGCAGGTCATCATGACCGGGGAGATAGGTGGGACGCTCTGGAAGGTCAAACTGGACAGCTTCATCCCGGATGTATGCATCGTGGACCTGAAAGTCATGAAGTCCATCCGCGATACATTCTGGGTACGTGATGTAGGATACATGGATTTTGTTCAGTACTGGGGTTATGACATCCAAGGCGCCGTGTATCAGGAGATTGTCCGCCAGAACACAGGCAAGACATTGCCGTTCTTCATTGCCGTGGCAAGTAAAGAGAAGGAGCCTGATATAGAAATCATTGGGATTGATGATGCACACCTGCAGGAAAAATTAATTGAGGTGCAGAGCAATGTTGCAAAAATCAATGCATTGAAGGCCGGTGAGTTTGAGCCTTTGCGGTGTGAGATGTGTGATTACTGTAAGCATACAAAGGTGCTCACACACCCCATCCATTATTCTGAGCTTATGACGGAGGTGTAAAGTGCCAGGGATTGTGACGGAGTATAATAACATTTGCATTTTTTGTGGTAAGCCAACAAATATAGAACATCATCTCATTTATGGGAATGGCCGCAGGAAGTTAGCGGATGAAGATGGATTGATAGTCCCTTGCTGTGCAGACTGTCATACCTTGGGTAGGAATACTGAGAAAATCCATGGGAACCCAAAGGCTGAGAAGATGTCGAAGATGATGGGGCAGCTTGCCTATGAGGCATATATTGGGAACCGTGAAAATTTTCGGAGAAGATATGGGGAGAGCTATCTATGAAATTCATTATTTCAGGAACTTATTACAAGGACAGGACATTTCCGGGTCTGAATGAGTACATAGCGGAGCTTGGGAGGAACCCACATGCAGGCGGCCGGCTTAAACGTGATTATATGATGGTTGCCAGCAATGCCATCAGGAGGGATTTGAAGCGGTATAAGGCCAATGGTCCGGTCATCCTCCATTACAGTTTCTATGAGCCAGCAAAAGGACGTAGGCGTGACGTGATGAATGTCTTTTCCTTTGCGGACAAGGTGATTGAGGATGCCCTGGTGAAATGCGGAGTTCTGAGTGATGATGACCCGTCCCATATGAAGAACACCACACACGAGTTTGAATACACATCCGGGGTGCCTCGCATTGAAGTGACGATAGAGGAGCTTTAAGGAGGGAATCATGTATGGATGGACACATCAAACTGTTTCGTAAGTTTCTGGATTGGGGATGGTATCAGGATATCAACACGAAGGTGCTGTTCATCCATATGCTCCTTAAGGCCAACTGGAAGGATGGAAAATTCATGGGCACAACGGTTCCGCGTGGTTCCTTTGTATCGTCTATCAAGAACCTTGCATATGAGACAGGGCTTACAGAACGGGAGGTTAGGACCGGAATTTCCCACCTAAAAACGACAGGCGAAGTGACAAGCAAGGCGACAAACAAATATAGCGTATTTACAATAAAAAACTATGATTTGTATCAGTCAGATGACAGGCAGGATGACACCCAGGCGACAGGCGAGCGACATTCTAACGACAAACGAACGACAACAATAGAAGAAAGAAATAAAGAAATAAAGAAAGAAGATAATATATATAGTGCATCCGATGACAGGAAACAGCAGGCATCTGCCTTGTTTGAAACCCTGTGGAAATTGTATCCATGCAAGAAGGGGAAAGGGCAAGTATCCGATACCCAGAAACAGAAGCTTCTAAAGGTTGGGAAGGATGAGCTTATGAGGTCAATTGAACGGTACAAGGATGACCTTAGGCGGGATGCGTCCTGGAGAAAACCGCAGAACGGAAGCACGTTCTTCAACAGCGGATATGTGGATTATCTGGATGCAAATTATGTAGGAGGTGGAAATGGTGGACCCGTTGCAGGAAATGGTCAACCGCATACAGGGGGAACGCAGAAGTACGATGCTGACTACCTCGAAGGAGCCGGAGAAGGATTTACCGGTTTCTGATATCTGCCCCGTATGTCATGGGAGCGGCTGGATATACTGGCGAGATAACAATGGCATTGAGTATGGCCGGAGATGTGGATGTGGATTGGTAGAGCGCCAGATTATGGAACGTAAGCTGGAGTTCGCAAACATCCCTGAGGCATTCAAGACGCTGGATATACGGTCCTTCAGGCTGGATGTATACCGCAATGAGGGCAGCAGAAAGGCGATTGCTAATACATGCGCTGCCATAAAATATTACCTGGACAACCTGGAAGGTATGCGTAAGGACGGGATGGGGCTGTACTTATATTCCGGGACTAAAGGGTCAGGCAAGACACGGATGGCCGCAAGCATAGCAAACGAGATGGTCAGTACATACAGGATGCAGGTTAAGTTTGCTGGTTCCATGCAGATTATCAACGAGATAAAGGCCACATGGGATGACAAAGACAGAAGTGAGAGCGACCTACTAAGGGCATTGTCCACGGTCCAGGTCCTGGTGATAGATGATTTTGGCACTGAGCTGCCAAAGGACTGGATTGGAGAGCGATTTTATAGCATTATTAATGGCCGATATCAGGACAAGCTGATTACCATATACACCAGTAATCTGTGCCTACAGGATTTGAGATACGATGACAGGATAACAAACAGAATTAAGGAGCGTACCTTCCAGCTGCCATTCCCAGAAGAATCGGTTAGGGACTTGATAGCGGAGCAGAACAGGAAGGCGCTTATAGACGGAATGAGAGGAAGATGATTGATATGGGGAAACCAAATGAGAGGAGTGCATTGTTTTTAGATCGGTCTTACATAGACCGAAAATTTGCGGAACTGAGAGCGGATATGATAACCGTTATGGAAGCTAAGTTCCGGGCAGTACAGAACAATCAGGAGAAAATTATTAAGCTTCTGGAAAGGGATGATGATAAGCCCAGAAAACAGGAAACCATATCGGAAGCATATACCTGGAAGATTGAGATACGCCGCAGGGTGGATAGGATGGTTAAGGACTACCCGGAACTGTATTCAGATTTCAACAATGTTCTGACCCGAATATATCGGAAAATGCGTGACGTATATGGCTTTGTATCGGAACAGGCCATTAAGGATTATAAGTACGCTACAGGGGCTGAGAAAGCCTCATGCCTGGAGGTGATATCCGAAGATGAAAAACTGCGATCATTGTTTGAGCCTATCCTCTCTAACCTGGAGGAGGACAGCCGTAAGGAGATGGAGCGGCGCCGGATGGCCCAGGAGGCGGAGATGGGAAAGACCAGACAGGAAATTATACAGCCGCTTATTGATGCCAGAGGAGATACAACAAATTTTGGATGCGCCACATACGTTGTGGTGAAGGCCAGATTAAGAAAAAATAAGGTCAATTATGAGGATTACGAGTCCGAATATAGGAAAAGGACAGGAATCAAGCGTAAGGTAACTAATGGTGAGTTGATTGACAACATCCCAGCCCTAAAACGTGAATTTGCAAAGGCTGTTGGGGAGATCCTGGCAGAGATACATAAGGGAGAAGCATCGGAATGAAAGATGATCAATGTGCAGAAAAATCTGAACGTCAAAGGATGGCAGCAATAAAAGACATGGAAAAACATCCATCGCCCATGACACAAGCATATCTACGTCCAGCCTATGATAGGACGGAAATATGCCCGGATCATTCCAGACGTCCAAGTAATCAAAATGCCCATTTAGAAAAGGAGTGAATGAAAGGTGATACAAATTGACGGACAATGGGAAAACATCCAGACATGGGAAGATTGCATAAGAATCATGTCGGACAAGATAGGGCCGGAATTTGCAGCCGAAGCGGATAAACTGTTTGGATATCGGAAAATAACGAAGGACAGCTTAAAATCAGTAATACCAGATTTCCAGGATGCAATCAATGATCTGGATAGCGCGCTGGATACCTTAAGAGAGATAAGAGATGAGATGGACTAAACACAGATTTAGAGGAGGAAGCAGAATGGGAAGACTAATTGATTCGGATGATGTAAAAAAACTGCTTATTGCAAGATATGAGGGAGAAGAGTACATAATCGAGGATATAAGAAAAATTCCAACCGCAAAAACAGAGAATAAGTGGGTTCCGGTTGAAAGGGACCTTCCTCCGTGTGGAGAGATAGTACACGTTACGGTTAGACGTGGATATGTTGAAGTTGGATATTATGATGATGTTAGAGAAGAATGGTGGAAGGTTGATGATGAAGGACTTCTTGATGTGATTGCATGGCATCCAGCACCGGATCCATATAAGGAGGCAGAGGGATGAAGGGATATAGACCAAAACTCGTTGAAGGACGGGTAAACAGCACTGGATGGCCGATAGATGGGTATGTAGTAGCGTTAACGTTATGGGATTATGACAACTACGAGATGTATCATCTGTTCAGCTGGCCGGATGAATCGGACGATGCAATGATGCGAACTATGTACCAGACAGAAGAGGAAGCCGGATTTTTGCTGGCTGATAGTTTGGAAGAGTTTGAACAGCAGTGGAAGGCTGGAGAGTGGGATGCTCAAGGATCATTCTGCATTCCGCTCGATAAAGTGGAGGTTATTAAGGTAATCTGGGAAGAGGAAAAAGAACATGATTATGGGGAGCGAGGAGGGAAAGCATGGGAAGAGCATTGAAACGGGTGCCATTAAATTTTGATTGGCCCCTTAATACAATATGGTATGGATATTATTCCAATTATTGTCATGACAGTGATTATAGCGCGGGAGGTTGCGATAACTGTAAACGGTTTGCGACCTTAAAGGGAATTGCTTTAACAAGTTATGGTTGCCCAGATTTTGAGCCGTTTCTAGGTCCACCAAAAGGAGAAGGTTTTCAGCTTTGGGAAACCACAACGGAAGGTAGCCCGGTAAGCCCAGTTTTTGAAACACTGGACGAGCTTTGTGAATGGTGTGAAAGTAACTATACAGTTTTTGCTGATATGAAAGTCAGTAAAGAACAGTGGAAAGAAATGCTGGATGCTGATTTTGTACATGCGAAAGTAGGAAATGCAGTATTCATCTAAATCGCTATTTAAGCAATTAAAGAAATAGAAAGTAAAACAGTCCTGGCCGGGTAAAGTGATCACTTTCTGAATGGTAAAATTACAGGATTTACCAGTCAATACATTAGCGCTGGTGAGCGATAATAGTAATTATTCATTTTAGGAGGTACCTATGAAAGTATGTTGGTTTAGCACCGGAGTATCGTCTTTTGTGGCGTGTTACTTGGCTAAGGATATTGATAAAATTATTTACACTCATGTCGAAAATCAACATCCTGATAGTCTGAGATTTTTGAAGGATTGCGAGGCGATTTTGGGAAGAAAGATTGAGCCTATACAATCAGATAAATACAAAGATGTGGATGATGTAATTGAAAATACCAGATGCATAAACACAGCTTTTGGAGCACCCTGCACTAAATGGTTGAAAAAACAGGTACGCAGAGACTGGGAGGCAGCGAATCCAGACCATCATACATATGTGTGGGGTTATGATGTGAATGAGATGCACAGAGCAGACGCAGTTGTTAAAGCGCTTTCTGACTACGACCATGAGTTCCCGTTGATTGAGAATGGATTGACAAAAGCAGAGTGCCACGGGATAGCCGATAAACTGGGGCTGAAACGCCCAGTAATGTATGACATGGGGTATCCAAACAACAACTGCATTGGTTGCGTAAAAGGCGGCATGGGATACTGGAATAAGATTCGGATTGATTTCCCGGAGGTATTTGAACGCCGGGCTAGGCAGGAGAGGGAGATAGGGCATAGTTGTATCGGGGGAGTATATCTGGACGAGTTAGACCCGAACCGTGGAAGGATGGACCTGGAGGTTATGGAAGACTGTACGATAGCCTGCCAATTACTTAGCCAGGGGATAGGCTGGATAAATGACTGAAAGGAAATATTGTATTAAACGATGAAAATTAGAATTTTGAGGTATTGGTATGATTAAAAACAAAGAGCTGTTGGGGATTATTGAAACAAAGAAACGGGAAAAAAGCTGCGAAAATTGTAGGCACTGCAATCTACAAGCATTCCATAGGGGGCAGTGGTATTGCAATAAGATAAGTGTTTTTGATGTTCCAGTGGAAACAAAAAAATGTTTTGAAGATTAGTATCTGGAGGATAAAGAATGATACCAGAAGACAGAAGAAAGATATATATGTAAATATTGCATATATTGTGAATGTGAGAAAGAAACAGAAGGAATGGTAATTTGTAATGTTGATATAAGAGAACAGGTGGATGTTAATCACCCAAGTTGCTACTGCTTTGATTATGATGATACTTTTAAGAGATATTAAGTTTTCCAGAGGTAGAAAATATGAAATTTATAAAAAATGGTGGTTTGTATGAAACAGATAAAAGTAATGAATGTAAAATTTCAAAAATCACAGAAGATGAAAAGATAATGACAATATCGGTTGTTGTGCCTAAGGATTTTAACGGAACTTATTGCCAAAAATGTCCGATATGGTGTGACAGTATATCTTGTTCTGTAATTGGAATTTGTCCGTTAAATGATAATCAGCAGTATTAACATTTAAACGATGAAAGGAGGACGGAGTTGCGGCCGCATAAAATCCGGGTTTCTCCTTTCAGATATGAAAATTTTAGTAGCATGTGAGGAATCGCAGTCGGTAACGAATGAGTTACGAAGGTTAGGACATGAAGCTTACAGTTGTGATATAGAATCCTGTTCTGGTGGGCATCCAGAGTGGCATTTACAGGTGGATGCCTTGGAGTTGCTGAAAATACAGTGGGATATGATTATTGCTTTTCCGCCGTGTACATATTTAAGCAATGCAGGGGCTTGCCGCTTATATCCTAGAAAGGGACAGCTTGACCAGGAACGATATAAAAAGGGGCTGGCGGCAAAAGAGTTTTTTCTGCACTTCCTGAATGCTGACTGTCCGAAGATAGCTGTGGAAAACCCAGTGTCAAGTACAGTGTTCCGCATGCCCCCACATAGCCAGGAAATTCAACCTTGGCAGTTCGGACATCGCTACACAAAAAAAACGAGGTTGTGGTTGCGGGGGCTTCCACCGTTAGTGCCAACAGATATTGTTACTCCGATAGGGCCATATGTGCCGGCCGGAACCGGTAGAAAAGACAGGAGCAAATACGGGGCAGCAAAACGCGGAGAGGATGCTAAAAATAGAGCAAAGACGTTTCCTGGGATAGCCCATGCAATGGCAGAGCAATGGGCTGGACAGAACGTAAATTAGCATTTCCGGGAGACCGGAGAAAGGAAAATATGAAACCGAAAGATGCAATAGAATTGCTAAAGGGTATGCAAAATCCATTACAGGATTATGCAGAGATGGTTGGTGCTCCAACGTGGTCTTATGGGTGTCGGTATGTATATCCAGACCCTGAAGATTATGCTATCGAAGAAGCGATTAATACCCTAGAAAAAATCCCGCAAGTTATTTCCGATTTGACGTATTATTTGGACACCAATGAAGAAAATGGAGTTGTTTATATTCCAAAGTTCGTTGTTGAGAAGATATTAGCATTACTAAACTTGGATCAGGAGAATTAGAATTTTTCGGAAGGAGACAGCAATGACGGTAAGGGAATTAATTGCGCTGTTGAAAAAAGCGCCGCCAGACGATATTGTCCTGGCAGATATAGAGCAGAAAGACAGCATAGCAGAACGTAATAAGTACCTCATCCAGCTT